TGACGGCATCCTGCGCATGAACACATCAATGGCTATGACCAAAGATGCTGGCAACGCTTTTGTCACATTGGCTGTTGAAACGGTAGACTGCGGAACATTCTAAATGCCAGACGTACAGCACAAACGAGGGTCACGCGCTGACCTGAACACACTGGCCGCAGCCAATGGTTTGCTGCTGGGCCAGATTTATTTCATTACCGACGAGGATCGGCTTGCTGTTGCTACTGGTATTGGCAGCTATCAAGGATTTAGAAAAGAATCTAGCTTTGACACCGAAAACGTAGGAACGCTTTCGGGCACAACTCTTGACCTGACTTCCGGCAACGTGTTTGCACATGCGCCTGCCGCTGCTGCTACATATGTGTTTAGCAACCCACCGACAACTGGAACAGCCTACGGGTTCACGCTCAAAATTACGCCCTCTGGGACGTACACTGTGACATGGCCTGCGTCAGTTGCGTGGGCTGGTGGGGCTGCACCTGATGCACCTGCCAGCGGCGTTGTGGATGTCTATACGTTCTACACGCAGGACGGTGGGACGACTTACTATGGCTTCTTAGCTGGGGCGGCAATGTCATGAGTATTTCTAGGCTTATGAGGATGGGTGCTGCTGGTGTTTCTGCTGGTGGTGGTGACGTATGGACCAACCCAGACCTGGCCAATGCGAGTTATGATAGCGTTAGCTTTAGTGTTGGGTCACAAGAGTCAAACCCACAGAGTGTTTTCTTTAAACCAAACGGCCTAAAAATGTATGTTATTGGGACCGTTGGAGACGACATCAACGAGTATGACCTAAGCACGCCTTGGGACTTTTCTACTTTATCTTTTTTGCAAAGTGCGAGTGTTGCTTCTGAAGAAACCACACCTCACGGGCTTTTCATTCGCTCAGACGGGGAGAGGGCCTACATTGTAGGGTCTGCTTCTGATGAGGTAAATGAGTATAGCCTTTCTACTCCTTGGGATATTTCAACTATTTCTTTAAACTATTCCCTTTCTGTGTCAGATGAAGAAACTGGCCCACAAGACGTTTGGTTTAGTTCGGACGGGGAGAAAATGTTTGTATTGGGATACACGGGGGGAGATATCAACGAATATCATCTGAGCACGGCTTGGAGTATATCAACGTCGTCGTTCAGTCAGTCTTTTTCAATATCGTCAGAAGAAACAGACCCAAGAGGATTGGCGATTTCTCCAGATGGGACAAGGATTTTTCTTGTTGGTAACGGGTCGGACAATGTTCACCAGTACAACCTGACTACTGGATATGATTTATCGACTGCCTCCTACGCTGAAATAAGTTTTTCAGTCGCCTCTCAAGAAACGGTTCCTTTGGGTATCAAGTTCAAATTTGATGGTTCAAAGATGTATGTCATAGGTACGTCTGCCGACACAATTTATCAATACTCAACAGTTACCCCAGCAGGCCCCGCAGCGTGGACCAACCCAGACCTGGCCAATGCGAGTTATGATAGCGTTAGCTTTAGTGTGAGTGGGCAGGAAAATAACCCACAAGGCATCTTCTTCAAACCTGATGGTTCAAAGATGTATGTTATTGGGCTTATTGGAGACGATGTTAATGAGTATGATCTAAGCACTGCTTGGGATATAACTTCTGCATCTTACTTACAGAATTTCAGTGTTGCCGCCCAAGAGTTAGCTCCACGAGACGTCTTCTTCAAACCTGATGGTTCAAAGATGTATGTTATTGGGTCCGCTGGAGACGATGTTAATGAGTATGATCTAAGCACTGCTTGGGATATAACTTCTGCATCTTACTTGCAGAACTTCAGCGTTTCTGCTCGTGAAACATTTCCCACAGGCTTCTTCTTCAAACCTGACGGCACTAAGATGTATATTATTGGGTCCGCTGGAGACGATGTTAATGAGTATGATCTAAGCACTGCTTGGGATATAACTTCTGCATCTTACTTACAGAACTTCAGTGTTTCTGCTCAAGAAACAGTTCCACAAGGCATCTTCTTTAGCCCTGACGGCACTAAGATGTATATTATTGGGTCCGCTGGAGACGATGTTAATGAGTATGATCTAAGCACTGCTTGGGATGTATCTACAGCTAGTTACTTGCAGAACTTCAGCGTTTCTGCTCAAGAAACATTTCCAACAGGAATCTTCTTCAAACCTGACGGCAGTAAGATGTATGTTCTTGGGTCTGTCTCTGGAGTTGCAATCTACCAATACTCAACAGCATAAGGACAACCTAAATGCTACTCGTTAAAACATCAAATGGACAGGTAGAGCAATTCCCTTACACGCTCGGAGACCTTCGCCGTGATAATCCGCAGACGAGCTTTCCAAAGAAGATCGGTGACGCAATTCTTGCCAGCTACAGCATTTTTCATGTAATGCCTGACGCACGCCCTGAGTGTGACCACATGGTCCAACGTGTTGTGCAGGATGTAGAACCACACAGGGAAGTTAGGACCAGGCAGCCAGACGATGAACAACCTACCGACGTATCTGTTGGTGATACATATGAGACTGGTCGATGGGTGATTGGTCACTCTGTTGTGAACAACCCACAAGAACAGGCTGAAACATCAATCCGCAACCACCGCGATGAACTTCTACAAGCGACAGACTGGCAAGCCCTAAGCGACAACGTAATGAGCGGGGCAGTGACAACCTACCGCCAAGCTCTGCGTGACGTTCCATACCAAGACGATTTTCCGTTTGGTGTTGTGTGGCCTGACAAGCCCTGATGGATGAGGTAACGTAATGGCCCGCACCCCCGCATTCATCACGCATGACCCCAAGCGCGAGGCACAGATACAATCTCGCTTGCTGGACGCGCTTGAGGCAAGGTTCCGGCGCAGGATTGCCAAGGTGCTGTCCAAGGAAGCGGCTGGCCTGCTGGCGCGCTACCGTGAATTAGGCTTTGTGCCACCACCCGATAATGACGACGAGCGGGCCGTGCGTGACGTCTACATGGAAATCGGCCTGCGATCTGCGCGAGTGTTTGGCGCACGCGTGATAGGTGACGGAAAGGCGCGTGGTCATGTGCTTGAGGTCAAGTTTTCATTCGCGGATTTCTTTCGGGGCGTGGCGACCGGCTGGATCAATCAAGAGGCTGAACGGCGGCGCATCACCAGCGTTACGGAAACTGTGCGGGCGCAGATCGTCAGACAGGTAGAAAAGGGGCAGGCCGAAGGGCTTGGAACTGACGCAATAGCGCGCCTAATCCGCAAGCGCATTCCAGCTTACTCACTCACCAACGCTGCAAGGATTGCCCGGACGGAAACGCACGGGGCGGCAAACTACGCCATGCACGAAACCGCCAAGCAGACCGGCCTAACGCTGGTCAAGGAATGGGTTGCGGCTGAGGATAAAAGAACACGAACAGAGCATATCAACGCCAACGGGCAGACAAAGGCGATGGATGAACCGTTTATCGTTGGCGGCGAGCCGTTGATGTATCCTGGCGATTCATCGGGCCGCGCGTGGAACACCATTAACTGCCGATGTGCTGTCATTCACCGCTTGGCTGATCCTGATTTTTAAAGGTGGCAAAAGTAAACCCGCCAGCATCGTGTGACGCGGCGGGGCTGTCAAACCTTTAATGGTTTGGCGTGTCGCTTACTTAAGATTATGCTGCTATCTGCGCTCGCTGGTGTGCGGTTAACTGGCTGGGCGTTTTAATACGTAGCGCAGGGCGGCCCACTTCCTTGTGTGATTGGCAGTAAACTGTGCTGTTGAAACGCTCAATTTCCGATGCCGCATCGGCGCGGGTTGCGAATGATGCAACACCATCAGATGTGTTTGCGCCAAGTAAATCAACAATAAGCGTTGCGCTCCTGTTGTTGAAATAGCGTTTCATGCTGATGTAGTAGGCCATTGCCGATATTCCAGTTGCGTTTCTGCTGGTCACTTATGGCGCACCCGCATTGCACACGTCAACCCCACACATCATAGGGTTTGCAACTTTGCAGAACTGTGCTAAAACTTTGCAAACGGCTGTCGTGAGACATCCTAATCCCTTTGATGGAGCTCCTTGCATGTCGGACGCCACCGCATACCTCGAAAGCAAAGACAGCGCTGCTACCCTTGAGGTCAAGCTAGCCCCGTTGCAAATCAAGGCGGGCGTTGAAGACGAGGACTTTCTCACAATTTCAGGCTATGGCAGCGTGTTCGGTAATGAGGACATGGGCGGCGATATGGTCATGCAGGGCGCGTTCCTTGACAGCATCGCCAGCGGTCGCAAGGTCAAGATGCTGTATCAGCACGACACCGCGCAAGTCATCGGCGTGTTTGACAGCATGTCAGAGGATAGCTATGGCCTAAAGATGCAAGGCCGGATCAGCAAGAAGTTCGGCAAGGGCGCTGAGGTTGCAGAACTGATCAAGATGGGCGCAATTGAAGGCTTGTCGATCGGCTTCCGCACCAAAGAATACTCCATGGATGAGGCGTCGGGACAGCGCAAGCTGACCAAGCTCGACCTGTTTGAGGTGAGCGTGGTCACGTTTCCCATGAACGAACTCGCCAGCATTACCGGCATGAAATCAGAAAACATAACGGAGCGCGATATTGAGCGCACGTTCAAAGATATGGGCTACTCAAATCGCATGGCCAAGGTCATGGCGGGTGGCGCATGGAAGGGTCGAGACGATGTTCTGCGAGACGCAGACAAGTCCAGTCCTGAAGTTAATCAGCGGGACGTTGATGACCTCAAAGCACTTTTGAAATCAATCACGCAAACGAAAGGGACTTAAATGTCTGACTTTGCAGAAATCAAAGGGCTGGTTGAGAAAATCAATCCCGTCCTTGTTGAACTTCGCGGAGAGATTGACGGCTTGAAAGCAAACAAGCCCGTTGATGTTGTGACCGAAGAAAAGCACAACAAAATGGTTGAAAGCATTACCGCCGGAATGGCAGAGATGCAGGCCAAGCAAGCCAAGATTGAGGCAGCTTTACAGCGCCCCGGTTCTGACGGTAAAAGCGACCGCGACACCGAAATTGAAACCAAGCACGGCGAAGCGTTCCAGTCGTATATGCGCACTGGCCAAATGCCTGCCGGGTTCAAGGTTTCGTCCGACGGCATCGAAATCAAGGCCATGTCAACTGACGTGAACCCTGACGGTGGTTATCTGGTGCGGCCTGAGTTGTCGAACACCATCATCACGCGCATCTTTGAAACGTCGCCACTTCGCGCCGTTGCTAATGTTGAGCGGACTGGCACCAAGAGCATTGACATTCTGATCGACGATCAGGAAGCCGCTG